GCTCAATGACGTCTAGTGACCTTACTTTGATTTCCATTTTATTAGATTTTATTGTACAAACTTAATTAATTATTTTAACATTTTATCGAGGCTCAAATTCAGCCAAGTCAAAGCCATCTAAGCTGTCCTCGTTAGACTCAAAGTTCAAAGGCGGAAGATTATTCTTTCTTTGATTGATGAGTTTAGACTGCTCACTGTTTTGCTGACTAATTCTTTTAGCCTTGGCATCTTCCTTCATCTTCTCTCTTTCAGTCAAGCTACCAACGTCTAGACTTCTCAATTGAACATTATACTGATACTCTTCTCTCATCAACTGAGATTTAAGCATGGCCTCATTTTTACTCTTCTCAATATCAAAGGCAATCTCTGCTTGTTTAAGTTGCATCTTTGCCTGAGTCTCTAGCTGTATTTGCTGAATGGCGGCTTCAGATGCCATCTGCTGCGATTGCATTTGCTGCTGAGCGACCATTGCCTGATTCTGCATTGCCATCTTCTCCTCTCGCTCTTGCTTCTTTACTCTTTTCAATTTAAGCAATTGATTGGCAAGCTTTAGATTCTTTAGCTCTCTGATGTCAATAGCATCCTCAAGGTTGATATCTCCTTTAGACAATGCCATCTGAATGTTCGCCTCAAGCTGAGCTCTTTGCTCCTCATCAGGAGAAATCTCAATGAAGATGCCAAAGTCATAGATGTATAGGTCCTTAATCTCATTTAGGATAGATACATTGTACTTACCTATTTGATTGGCAAATTCGTCAGCAAAGTCAGAGTACTCTAATATGTCAGCGACTCTATATGTCAGTGCTTCTGAAAGAGACCTATAAAGATAAAGGCTACCATCAAGGATGTGACGAGTGGCTGTGTTCGAGTTGAGAGCGGCCAACTTCTGTAGACCAACCAATGAGTTAGGGTCAGGCATTGAGCCGTCTCTAGCCTCATTAAGGCCTGTAACAGAACGAATCATATCAATGTAATGATTCATGTTCGTGATTAGCATTTGAGTCTTGCCGGCACCTGAGCCTGAGCTAAGTTGCTGGATAGGGACCCTAGCATTATTGAAGTCTCCGTCCTGAGTGTAGCTACGTCCGATAACACTACCTGTTTGGAAGTATAGTCTCAATGCATCCTCAGGGTTGTAGGCGTTGCCTGTACCCAAGTCAATCTCGTTCAGTCCATCGGCATCAATGAATACACCATCAGGCACGGTACGTGCAATCACTTGCTGTAGCTTTAGGTGAGTGATTTGAATCAAGTCAGCAAAAGGTATCATCCTTCTGCACAATGACTCAATAACTCCTTTGTACATACGTGGAGCGCAAGCTACATAGTTTGGCAATGCGTGTTGTGAAGCAGACTTAGGACGAACCATGTTCTCAGACATCCTCCATTGCAAAAGAATGTTGGTGCCCATGACCATGATGCCTTCGTACCAAACGTCAATTGTCTTCTCAATCTTCTCAAAGTTCCCTTCCTCCATCATTTCTGTAGGAGGGTTGAAGTTGTCGTCCTTCTCAATTACTCTGGAGCCGCCCCCTTCAAGATTCTTTTTCTTATAAACAATCTTCTTGGTGGTCTTGTAATTAAAGTAAAGCAACGTGCAGGTGTCTCTATAAAACATACTGTTCTCATAGAACTGAGCCACGTTATAATAGTCATACCAAGATTGGCTGTACTGAGTAATTTGCTGTAAGTCTTCTTTAGTTAAAGACTGGTCAATCTTCATCAACTCAGATATTGGAAGGGTCTTAATCTCTCCCCAATAAAAACAATCTTTAAAGAATGGGTCCTCTGTGTAACTATAAATTATATTGGCAGGGTCTACATAAGAAATCTTTACGCCTTCACCCTGAAGGAACTCATGCTTTGCAACTCCAATGCCAACTACAGTTAAATCATAATTCAATCTCTTTCTGATGTCATCGTAATGATTCTCATCGAAGATGGTGTTGATTGCTTCTTCTTCAGCAATCTCAATTGCAGGCTTATAGTTAAGCTGCATATATAGTGATAGCTCCTCATCAGTCTGAGGTAGCTCATCAGGATTCATAATAAAAGGATTCGCTCCAGTTTCTTCTTGAATGATTTCAAGCACAGGCTTAGCCACCATCTGGCTCTCAATCATATCCTGATACTTACTGCGCTTTGCCTGAGACATTGCGTCCTGAGCGTATGCCTTTACCTTAAATAGTCGGTCAGACATTCCGTTCACAACGATGTCTACAAACTTGGGAAGGATAGGAACTGGAGTCCAGTCTAAGTTTAAATAAGACAAGTCTCCGTCAATAGCTAATTCATTTTTATATTTACCGATGGGCTGCTCTCCACGAGCATATAGTCTTAATCTTCTGAAGTCTTGCCATTGGCCATAGTATCTACAGGAGTTACCATCTTTTCTAAACCATTCGTATTGTATAGCTTGACCGATTTGTAGACCAAAGGTATCCGATGCTTTTTCAGCATCCGTGGCCATTTGGCTAGGAAACGATACCGAATTGATTTGGATTGTTATATTCTTCATTTGTCCAATTGACTTATTGTCCCTTCGTTCTTATATTTAGCGAAGTTAATAATTAATTTCGATTCTTTTTTTTCAGGCACGTACAGGTGCTTCTGATTGGCCATTATAGCTAGGCCTGAGCTGATACAAGCATCAAACTTTGTTCGGTCATTTATGTCGAATTTAGCCCAATCTTCAAGCGTTCTTGTAAATGACATGGTACCCATGAGGTCCGCATCTCTGTACTTCCCCTCTAAATCAAGCCCCACAAATTTTTCAATGTAAGACTCTATTGCCGAAGCGTGAGCTTGCTTCACATCTTCTGATGAGTTGGGTATTCCGCCTAACTCTCGTTCAGTCTTAGTCAATTTCGCAAACTGTTTGTCCGGTCTGTTGATAGAAAAACCTCTGTACCCCCTGTTCTTTAGGTGATACAATAATCTTGGCTTATTGTTTTCAACCAAGATTGGCATACCATAAAACACACAGGCCATCAATACTTCTTCGAAAAATATCTCAGCGGTCTGTGGCCTTGCTATATATTCTAAGAAGAACTCATTTGATGGACCATCATCCATGTGAAACTTAGTCATTCCATGAAGCGCTCCGTTAGAACCACGTCCGCCAACCACAGCAGATATATCGTATGAATCACATCCAAATGACCCAATATGTTCATTTCCGGGATACTTAATGCCATTACGAATATGCACATTGTTCTGAAGATGTTTTGGTGGGAACCAGCTAATTGAAAATCTTCCTCTAGTATCAGGAGTCCAAATCACGACAGTATCTCTGATGCCATCCTTCCAAGAGAAGGAGCCCCTTGTGAGGTAGTGCTCCTTAATCATCGAGTCGTTGTAGTCAATCTGCTGATATATCTTAGTTAGGTTAAAGATAGATGACTTGCTCTCGTCACGGAAGGCATGGCTTTCTGTGCGAGGAAACTGACGATAAAATTCATTTAATGCATCTGCATCACTTTTTAATGAATCAACTTCAGCCTCCCAATAGTCTATGGCTCCATTCTTAATTAGGTTCCCGTCAACGCCTTTTAAAGGCGCTGTGGGCTTATTAAATACAGGGTGACCATATAGGTCTATGAACCCTTCCATGTTCCACTCCATAGGAATGAATATGGCGTACAGACCACTCTTGGTTTGGCCGTTGGCATTACGAGTCTTTACGTTTGACTCCTCATATATATCCTTGAAGTTCTGCCCACCTTTGCTTAGCGCATTGGACGTAGAGCCCATCATACATTTGCCAATAATCTTGCTACCCAAACGAAGACAGGTCTTGGTTACACGCCAGTTCTCCTTGATGTTTACAGGCTTGGTCCACTTACCAGATTCGTCATGAGCTAGAAACAATAGCTTCTCACCATCGTATGAGTTGTCTTCAGTGTTCTTCCAGTCAATGGTTGTGTCCAGACCATCAATCTCTGTATCGTCTGACTCATACATATTCTTCTTTGTAATCTTGGAAGCAGGGACTCTAAATGCCAACTCTGTCTTTGGCTTGTCCATACCGTCCATGATAGGCTTAAAGAAAAATGGTAGCCTGCTATTGATAGGCACCACCTTGTCGGTGAACATCTTCTTAGCATCAGCTCCAGTCTTAGATAGGATGCCGATACGTGCATCACGTGCAAGCGTGCCTATGTTGACACACTCCGATGAAGACATGAACGAGAATCCTGAGCGTCTAATCTTTAGGTATATCATGCCAAATGACCGGGGGTCGGCACGACAGGCTTCCCAGAATATCCAGTAGATTCTGTTGGCTTCACGGAAGTCAGGATATCCTACGTCAATGCTAGACCATTGGAGATACATATAGTGTGAGCCCGTGATATAGGTCTTTACACCATTGTTCATAAACCAATAGCCATTCTCTCTTCGGTCAAACTCCTGCTCGATGTAATCGACCCACCTGTCCTTAAACTCCTTTGGCTTTTCGTTCCATTGGAATATGGATTGAATCTTGGCTAGTTCTCTAGGGATGTCCTCTCGTTCCCAATACTGCTCAGCCTTAGAGGGGTGTCTTGCAGGACACTTTTCAGGAGCTATAGGCAAAGCAATTTTCAAGCCTGAGATTTCTACCACCTCACCTATCTTGCCGCTCTTAGAAATAACAACAACATCGTACTGCTCGTTGTAACCGTACAGCCACGACATCACTCTATTCTTATTAGAGACTACTGCAGGAGGGATATAATCCTTTATGACCCTACACAGACTACTGTTTTGACCTTCGCTCTGCAAATCCTTGTTTAGTATCAGTTCTACTTACACCTTTGTCTATCGCCTCTAAGCTTTCTTTCTCTGATTCTATTCTGTTGAGAATCTCAAACGCATCAAATATTGCTAACTTTTTTGTAGCCGCTGCATTCTTTAACCTGTCTGCAGCAAGCTCACCCTCTACATCGCCACTCTTTACGACACTCTCTTCGGCTACCTTAATCAATTCATCCACTGCCTTGTAGCCTGCATTAATAATCCTGAGCTTGATTTCCTTTACGTCTTTCATTTTTTGTACTTTAAAAACGCAACCTGAATTAATCTAGCTGACTCACCTTCTCCAAAGTTCTCGAAGAGATTTCTGGAATGTGGAGAGTCAGAATTAAAAGCAATCATTCTATTGAACTTTGAGTAGACCACAATCAATGGGTTATTGTCTTTGTCATATATTGTGGTGCCATCATCAACTGGGCACATCTCATTCAAGTAGAGAATGCAAGTGATGTCTCCCATCATTTCATCCGTGTGAATGAAGTTTGGTTCCTCCTGATTCAATGGAGACCTCCTCACAAAATTAAACTCTACCTTATAATCAGGAAATAGTTTAGATAGATATTTGGCAAAGTCATCGTGACTTCCTCTAGGCTGTATGTTTCTGAAGATGTTCTGTCCATCTGCCACGTCCTGAAATCCGTATAAATAAATCTCGGATACATAATATGTGGGGTCTTGTAGTACGTTGTCAAAAGATAGTAAATTCATAGTTTAATTGTTATCTGATGGTCAAACATTCTGTAAAGTTTTTCTTCATCAACAGTAAACTCGTACTCACTATCAGGGCTAAAGCAGACCATGTCTCCGGCTTTTACGCCCTGCGTTGATAGGTATTCATTTGGATACTTCATTATACCAACTAGAGGCTCTTCACTGATTGGCTTTTTGATGTAGCTATCGGTGGCCTTAATTGGCTTGACAAAGCAATACTTATCGTAGGCGTTCCATGTTCCATTGCTTTTATACATAAAGAACTGGTCGGGCTCAATGAAAAAAAGGTCATCTTTGAAAAACGACTTACCGCTTTTTTGACGACCCTTCATGTCATTGTAGAACTTAAAGACATTGTGGTGAACTAGTAAGGTGTCTCCAATTTCAATGGGTCCTCTGTATCCTAGTGGAGTCTCCACTACTTCAGCGAACCTATTGGAGAACTTGTGGTCCTCCTCGGATGTACTTACGATTAGCTCTATGCCACCGATGTCTTTTGTGTTGTCGTATCTCTTGCCGTTTAGGGGCTTTGCAATAAAGTAAAATGGGGATTTCATTAGATATTAATATTGTATTCGACAGATACGGGTATTGTAGAATTAAATTCTTTCCAAAGCACTACCTCTAATTTATCGTTGATGATAAATATTTTGAAGGAGTTTTTTGCCTCGTCAAATTTAATTAGATGTATTTCATTGGAGTCGCCTAGCACTCGCTGCCCCACAATGTAATGCATTGCACTGGCCTTATAGTCCGGGCCTACCGATATCTTTCTTATGTCCATTAGATTAAATTTTAATAGGGGGATGCTTAATGCACCACCCCTAGTTGGTCTGTCCCTGTGATTCGGTACACGTTCCCTGCTACAAGCCCAGCTGCTAGTGCTGCTGCGTTGTTAGCGTATACAGGCACCGATGGTAGAGGCATAGCTAGAATGCTTCCGATAGTGTAGTTCTTGGTGACATTGCTGTCCTCAGCATCAGTACCAATGAGCTTGTCACTATATGAGACGCTTGCGTCAGTTGTATATGAGCTTATCTTTGCCATGTTATTGTTCAGTTACGATTGGTTCAGGAGTAGGCTCTGGCGCAGGTGGCACTGGTGGCGCATAGTCACCTGTGATGGTAAGGTTTAATTGTTCAGCAATCCAATCCCATGCATAGGAGTCAACCTCCCACTGAGCATATGCTTCACCTGTCATGGTCAGGTTCCCTTGTGCTAACTGAGTACCAACCGCTAGGTCTACAGTCTCAGCAAATAGCTGGTAGTAGAATGTAGCAGAGGTGCTAAGTGTTACATTGATAGCGTAAGCATTTAATATCTTCGCTTCCTGTACTGTTCCATTGTCCCAAATGGATACTGTTTCGATTGTTTTCATTTTTATTATTGTTTTAAGCTGGTGCAATTCCCATATATACGGCTAAAATGTCGTAATACAAATTACCGATTTGAACTCTAATCCATCTATCAGGAGTTGATGTTCCTGCAACTAAAGCACGACCTAAAAGCCAATTATCAGTTGTTGTCCCAACAGGTTGCCCTGTTCTAACTCCGTTGTCAAAATATCCAACTCCATTAACCCTAAGTTTATTTCCATTATCCGATGTCGTTCCAATCAAGACGTTGCCGCCTGAAGTGATGCGCATTCGTTCTGAACCATTATTTTCAAAAACTGTTGCTGCACTTTCACGATTAATAATATAAAGTTCTCGGCTAAAATCAATTCCTATAAATGAGCCATCTGTAGTAGTTTCCCCACTATCTGAGTTTACAAAATGTATTTGCGCTCGGTTTCCAGTTCCAGCTCCATAAATTTGGATTACTCTATTATCAGCTGATTGACCAGTTGCGTTAGCCGTCCCAATCCCCACGTTGCCGCTATCTGTAATAGTTAATCTTGTATTGCCATTTGTGATTAAATTTAAATTTGTGTTGCCTAATTGAATTGACGAACCTGTTCCTCTGCTATTATAAACATTTAAAACAAAATCATTTATATATTGAATGCCTCCATTTTTAGTTGAACCCAAAGAATCAAAAAGCAATTGAGAACCATTTCCAACAATGTTTACTGACCCACTAACCTGCAACTTAGCTCCATTATCCGATGTCGTCCCAATCAAGACGTTGCCGCTGGAGGGTATAATCATTCGTGATAATCCAGAGGTTAAAAAACTTAAATTTCCTGCTTCTTGATTTTCAATAAAAGCATCAAGAGCATTTTGGTAAATTAATAATCCATCATTTGCTGTTGTACCTGTTGTAGGATTTACTAATTGAAATACTGGTATTGCTCCATAGATTGTTAGTAATCTATTCGGACTAGTCATCCCAATCCCAACGTAGCCTGCGTTGGTTAATGTCATTACAGTAGTGTTAGTATTATAATTACTAGTTGTACTATTATCTCGTAAAGCTATATCTAATCTTGTATATGATTCAAAAGAACCACCTGCATTTTGGTATCTGCCTAGTTTTAGAGATGCTGCTTGTTGAAAAGAAACTCCACCGCTTAATGCTCTTCCTAATAATAGTATGTCTTCAGTACCTGTTGTTCCTATTGCAGCATTACCTTCTACATGGAGTTTTTGAACAGGGTTTGTCGTACCAATTCCTACTTTGCCTGCGGAATCTATAGTTAACCTTGCAGTATTATTTGTGCCTAGTATCAAAGACCTAGCACCTCTTGCGTTTATACCAAAGGTATCGTTTCCACCTGCTGCAAATATTTGTTGAGCCGTTCCTAAATCAGCAATGGTAGTTCCACTTGTTTGCCAAGTAATGTATCCACCATTTGCATTAGTAGAATTGATGTTTCCAACTTGACCTGATGAATCTACTATCCCTAAAAAAGCAGCCGTCACGCTACTCGTAAAAGTAGCTGCTCCTGCTGCTAAGGTATCTGTGCTTGGGTTATATGTAAATGTTGCAGCTGAATCGTGTAGCAATCCAAAGTTACCAGAAGCTGTACCAGTCGTGTTTAGAAACGGTATTTTAAAATTACTTGCTGTAGAAGATACTGTAGAATATAATAAAGCAGTAGTCGAAAAGTTGCCAGTAAATCCACCAACAATTTCAGTTCTAACGTTTGCTAGAGTTTTAGGCCTAACGAATCCATCACTTCCTGTTTCAACAAAATAGTGAGTTGCCGCAGTAGTTGTATCAGAAGAGCCTATAAGATTTAAGAATGTTGGGTAGAAATATCCTGAGTAATTTAATCTAGCTGTTCCAGTAGGTGTTGTTGTACCTCCGTTAAAATAACTAGCAGTGTTTGTCGTTCCCGTGTATCCAACATAGGCTCCATCGGTTTTTGTTGAACCTGCTGCTACTGAATAACTAGTATCAACAACATTATACCAAGGCATGGCTGTAGTTCCAACTACATCTGTTGCCTTAAAATAATTTGTAAAAAGTGTCCCGCCATTTACTGTCCCTTGGTCTACTGCAACAACTGCTGAAGCAATTTCATCAGAAGCATCAGCATCAACGGGCCTTGTCCATGCTGCCGCATTAACAACATAAATACCATTTTGTGATGCAGTGGTTTGATTTTTAACAAGAACCCTATCTCCAGCTACACAAGAAATACCATCTATTGTTTGTGGAGCTGATAAAGTAATATTTGCAGTGGTAGCTGCCTTTACTGATTTTTTAAAATTAGATGATGGGAATAGCGTTAAGTCGTTTACTAAGAATGATGGCGCACCTGTTCCACCCGATGTTAATACATATCCTGAAGTGCTTGCCGCAGTTGTCGCATACGCACTTGTTGAAGCTCCATAAACAACTCCACCTTGTATAGTTGTAGTAGCTCCTGTGCCTCCCCTTGTAATTGGCAATGTTCCACTAGTTATTTGAGTTGCGTCAATTGCTAAAGTACCTCCTAATGTTAAATTGCCTGTAGTTGTAACAGTGCCTGTTAATGTTAATCCATTTACAGTTCCTGTACCTCCAACGCTAGTAACTGTTCCCGTATTACTCGTTTTATTGTTAAAGGTTGTCCAATCCGCAGCAGTCAATACTCCCCTATTTGTTGCAGATGCGTTAGGTACGTTTAATGTAATTACAGGTGTAGTCGTTCCGTTAGCTACTGTACTTGTCAGGTCAGTTCCAGTAGTGCCTAAAGTTAAAGCGGCAACGCTTGTAACAGTGCCAACTGTAATTGCTTGGGTAGACAACAATCCATTTGCATCAGCAACAACCATTCTTGTGCCTACACCTCCAAGATTGCTAAATATCACTGTCCCTCCTGAAGTTAAGCGTAAACGCTCAGTTAAAGCACCACCAGAACCAGATGCAGTTAAAAAAGATAGATAAGCTCCACCGCCAGTCCCTGCTGCTCCAGCTCCTATTTTAGCATACACGCCACTCGCCTTTGAAGATGAATCTCGACCTTCAAATTTAATTGAGCCAATATTATCATTAGCCGCTAACGATGTATCGTTTCTGTATAGTGTTATATCTCCACCAATAGAATCAGCAATAATTAATTCTGATGAGTCTACAGTTGCTACTGTAATTACTAAACCACTCCCTGTTCCACCCAATAAAGTATTGGATACAGTTAAAGTATCTCCCACTCGATAAGCAGTACCTCCCCACGTTAGTGTTGCGGTTGTAACTATGCCACCACTTACAACAATTGTAAATAAAGCATAAACTCCTGATGTAGTTGAAATAGCTGTAGCTGCCACATCTGTATACGTTGCATCAACATAACCACTGCCTCCATTAGTCAATGTAGCGGTTAATATTGGACCAGAATTAATAAAATTTGCAGTGACACCAATTCCTGCTCCAACACTAATGTAAGAAGTTCCAATAACATCAAGCCTATTATTTGTAGCATCCCAAAATAAATTATTCTCCCCTGTTATTGCAGTTGTTCCAGTAAAATAAGCTACTTGTCCTGCTGTCCCTGTTCCTGTAACAGGATTGGTCAAAGCAGCCTGCTTATTGTTAAATGTAGTCCAATCTGTGCTAGATAGGAATCCGTTCTGTGACCCACTTGCTTGCTGAATAGTAAGGTTAGGGCTTGTTCCTCCACTTGAAAATAATGGGCTGCTTGCGGTCACACTACCTACAATAGTAGGAGTACCTGTAATCTTGGTCCATGCTAAGGATGTAATCCAAGAGGGGTCGGCATAAGAGCCAGTAGAGACAACGACATTGATGTCATCAATCCCACTGTCTGCTAATATGTTGTTGGTTATCGTTGCTAAATTTGACATATCTTATACCATTGTGAGTGAACGCCAAGTAGCGTTAGCGTAAATATACAAACCAATTACTGAATCCGTCTGAAATACAATCAATCCCTCAGCAGGAGATGCTATAGCAGTACGCTGTGCAGACGTCATACGTGGAGGCAAGAACCCTTTCGTAGTTGAGTCCATCGTAAAAATTGAAGATGCTATATCTGTGGCTGTGCCGATGAGTACGTTGCCTCCGCTAGTAATTCTAAGTTTACGAGTATTGTTTGTTCTTATTTCTAAATCGTGATTTGATTGAGTGCCTATAACACCAATAGTACTATATGACATTATCATGTTTATAGTGCCATTTGTTGTGCTAATAGTATCCGTAAACCTACCAGTCCCACTAACTTGCAACTTTGCTCCGTTGTCTGTGGTTGTTCCTATTAGGACATTATTAGATGGCTGAAGTGTTAAAGCACCGCTGCTTGTTTGAATGGTCTGAGCTCCGTTGGATTGGAGAATGCCTGCGGAGGTGATTCGCCATTTCTCTGTACCATCAGTTTCAAATGAAAAAGTACCTGCTGACCCTCCTGATTGAGAATTAAAAACTACCAAAGCAGAAGCATCAACATTTGTTTCTGACCTAATAGATAATCCTCTATTTTCTATTGCACCTGTAAATTGAGCAACCTCTCCTGCTACACCTGAAAAAACGTGGAATTTATTGTCAGGCGTAGTTGTACCAACTCCCAACCGCTTATTGGTATTATCCCAAAACAAACCGTTGTCTCCTGTCTGAGAAGTTGTGCCGTTCCAAAAGGCTACTTGACCGCTTGCTCCCGTTCCCGTTACTGGGTTCGTCAAAGCGTTCTGCTTGTTGTTAAATGTTGTCCAATCAGTAGAGGATAGGAATCCATTTGTGCTACCGCTTGCTTGAGTGATTGTAATGTTAGGAGTAGTCCCACCGCTTGATGCTAATGGAGCAGATGCTGTGACCGTAGTTACGTACCCACTCGTAAGCTGACTAAGCGTAACAAACTCATTGCTATTGACAGCATTGCTACCAATCACACGTCCCTTGAAGTTAGCAACCACGCCTGCTGGCAGGTCTGCAATGGCTCCAGTTAGTGCGTTAACAACACCTGTAGTCTCGCCAACAATAATGCTTGAAGCAAACTGCTGCACACCTGTGTTGTAAGCGTAGATAGGATATCTGCCACTAGGATTATTCCCGTAGTAGTCTAGAAGGTTTGAGTTTACAGAAGCACTAAGAAGTCTTTGACCTGTAACTAGTACCCCCCTAAAGAATGATATAGGAGTAGTCTCAAGTCCAGTCCCACTGCCATTATTAAATGTATTTACAAAGCTCCATGTAGCCTCGCCACTTGGGACTAGCTCATTTTGATTGTAAGCTATTTTCAACCCATAGAGGGTGTCTGTGCCAATTTTAAAATTAAGCACATCACCGCTCCTAAGAATAGTCTTTAAAGCTGTAATGGTTTGAGTTGTATCAAGGGTGACATAGTTACCAGCTGGCTGCTTGCTATTAAATGTAGTCCAGTCCGCAGCACTCAAGGCACCTCTATTCACAGCAGATGCTGTAGGCACGTTTAGAGTTATTACAGGGGTGGTAGTTCCATTAGCTACTGAACTTGATAAGTCAGTGCCACTAGTACCTAAAGTAATTGCAGCAACGCTCGTAACGGTCCCTACGGACCAAGACCTATTCGCACTTAAATCAAACCCTACCCCATTAATGGAAAGAGTTCTAGTAGTAGGTACCCCGCCAAGCCCACTCAAAGTATAGTTAGGTACGTTCAACACGTTTGAAGTAAATGTTGATGCACCACTACTTCCTGTAGTAGTTAAGCTAATTGTAGCCTGCTTATTGTTAAATGTGTTCCAGTCAGTTGAGCTCAAGAATCCATTAGTCGTTGAACTAGACTGCGTAATACCGATAGTACCACTGCCTGTAATCGTACCTCCTGTAATGGGTCCTGTAGTCGCAATGCTTGTAACCGTACCAACACTCCAACTTCTATCAGCACTCAAATCAAATGCAGTGCCATTGATAGTCAGGCTTCGTGTGGTAGGAACTCCTCCCAACCCTGCAAGCGTGTACTGAGGCACGTTCAATACTCCTGTAGTATTGCTATAAGTAGCCGCCCCACTACTGCCTGTTGTTGTAAGGCTTATTGCCTGACGAGCACGCAAGTCTGTAAAGTAAAGGTTAGTACCCTCAGATATGTTGCTAGTAGTAAGTGTAACTGCGCCTGTGAATCCATTCACCGATATAACTGACTCAGTGTTGTCAACTTTCTGCCATGCTGGAGAGTGGAATACAATCCAGTCCCCTACTTGCCATCCGCTAACCCCATCAATAGTGGTGTTACCAGCTACACTGACAATGTAGAAATGACCATCGGTACCAACACCTGAAGTAATTGTAGGTGTGTTTGTTGATGCGTTCCAAGTACCCTGATACTGCAAGCCCCCTATAAGGTCATTTACTTGCCCTTGGAGCTTACCAAATGCCGTAAGGATACTATCTGTCGATGCAATAGAAGAGCCTGCCACAGTGAGCCCTGTAAGGACCTTACCAGTAACAGCTGAGTTGGTTAGTGTAACACTAGCGGCACCTGGCCCACTAGCAGTAGCCTCGCCTGTAAGTGATGTAATATAGTTACCCTGTGCCTGATACTGTGGTATATTTAATACGTTACTTGACAACGTAGCAGCCCCACTCGTACCTGTAGTAGTCAGAGATGTAATTCGGTTGTTATATGCGGTATCCCAATTAGCTTGAGATGCAGTTGTTGGCAGGCTATATCCTGCCGTAAATGTCAAAGCAAGCGTACCTGATGTTGTAACAGGAGAACTTCCAATTGAGAACCCTGTAGGAACAGACAGCCCAACACTTGTTACCGTACCTACTGACCAAGTTCTATTTGCACTTAGGTCATAAGTCTGACCGTTGATAGTTAAAGTCGTTGCCTGATTAGCAGGAGTATATCCAAGTGCAGAAGCTATGGTCTTATTAATCCAATAGCCACCATTATAGAATAAACCTTGGTTCAATACAGGAGAAGTAATCTTTACTCCCTCGTCCTCATTAATATTTGAACCAAATGTTGTACTAACAAATATGGCTCCATTGCTTGTGCTTGAAGTAACAACTATAGCAACAGTGACAATATTATTTGGTGCCTGAGGTGGAGTAATGGTAAATCCTCCTGCTGATGTAGGAGAGGCATAAAGAATAGTTCCCTCAGTATAGGATGCCGTATTAATCTGTCGAATCTTACCGAACGCTGTTACAAATCCATCAGCACCATTAGCAATAGTCTCAGTAGTTACGCCAATGCAGAACCTAGATGGATACGTGCCATTCGCTAAGAATGGTGCAATCAATATCCTTCCACTTGCACCTACTGTACCATCAGCACGAACCACAGTCCCTTTAGGAATTGAAGTTCCTGTTTGATTCTTTACAAGATAGAACGTCTCCTGACCAATCTTCTGCGTAACCGCAGCATCCATGATAATGTCAACAGTCTCGTCATCAGGACTCCAAAACATTGTGCCCACAGTAGTAGGAGTATTAGTAGGAGTCAAATCAAATCCCAAGAACCCTGTAGTAAGTCCAAACTCACCAAGGTTTACGTTTTGAGTAGCTCCACTGTACGGTACATAACCGGTAAGAACAGACCCATAGTCAGGGATATTTAGCGTATTGCTTATCAAAGTAGCAGGCCCACTTGTGCCTGTAGTCGTTAGTGTTAAGGTACCCTGTGCTCCAATATCACTAAGGAGCTGTGCTCCTGTTCTGTACTTAATTAATCCAGCATCACTTACTAAAAACCTATCTGTATCTATAGTTGCATTTACAATGCTAGTAACATACAAATCACCAGTTATCTCAAGCTTATGTCCATTGTCTACAGTACCTGCACCTAGAATCATATTGCCATTGGCAAAAATCCTAGACACCTGAGTACCTCCAATAGATTGGATTACCAATCCATCAGTGTAGCTATGTATAGTTGACCTCGGAGACCCGAAGTTGTTCATTTGAATTGAGTACGTGTACGCAGTCAATCCAATGTTCGTAAAGTTTACCGTACCCCCTGTAGCACTATTGTACTGGAAGTTAAAGGTATCAGCAGCATAAGACAGTGGGCTATTAATTAATGAACTAGTAGTTCCCCACATTGGTAATGTATTTGGAGTCCCAGTCCCAGTTACAGGATTAGTAATAGCGTTTTGCTTATTATTAAACGTATTCCAATCGGTACTCGAAAGATAACCATCTGTTGAGGCACCAGACTGTGTAATTCCAATTGTGCCAGAACCTGTAATTGTACCCCCTGTAAGGGGTCCAATTGTGGCAATTGACGTAACTGTGCCTACGCTCCAGCTTCTGTCAGCAGAAAGGTCAAATGCAGTACCATTAATAGTAATCTGTCTTGTTAACGGAACCCCTCCAAGACCTGCTAGGGTGTAATCAGGGATATTAAAAACTCCTGTAACATTGCTGTACGTGGAGGCTCCGCTGTTCCCTATAGTAGTTAAGCTAATTGCGTTTCTAACACGTGTGTCAGTATAGTAAAGGTTCGTGCCCTCGGCAATGTTGGTAGTTGTAAGTACAACTGCACCAACCTGTCCGTTAACAGAGATTACTGCATCAGTGTTGTCAACCTTTTCCCAAGCTGAGCCGTTAAAGATTGCCCAATCACCAAGATTCCAATCGGTAATCCCGTTTAGGTTTGTGTTACCAGCTACACTTACTACATAGTAGTTGCCCTGCACGCCCACTGAGCTCTGCAAGGTTGGTGTGTTGGTCGATGCGTTCCATGTCCCCTTATACTGAACACCACCGACAAGCGTATTGATTTGGTTTTGAACCTTTCCAAATGCAGTAAGAATGCTATCAGTGGCAACAATTGCATTACCTGTGATAGTTAGTCCTGTAAGTACCTTACCTATGACAGCAGCATTGCTGAGTGTAATAGTAGCGTTCCCGGGACCAGACGCAGTTGCTTCACCAGAAAGTTGCGTAATGTAGTTGCCAGCTGGTTGATATACCGTTGAATCAAGCGTACCATCTGCCTTCACAAACTCTGAAGCAAGACCTCCGGGGACAATAAAAGAAGTAGCTTCAATGCTAAATGCTCCAAGGTTTACGTTACCAGTAGCTCCAACATAAGGCACAAACCCCTGACCAATCAGACCACTAATGTCCCCTAAAGAAAAGTTTTTGGTCTCATTGAGATTTTCTACATCCGTACCTATCAACAAGTCGTTGAGGGTAGGGGTAGAAATAATGGGGTATGTACTTATCCGTGCCATTCGCTTTCAAATAATTAAACAAATATACTAAAGATAAGCCTTATTTTTTAAAGAAGAATCTAATCGACAAAATGACGATTGGAATTAGCAGCAGCCATGCCATGTTTAGTACACTGGGCTTCTTGTCTACTGACTTCTCATAAGTCTCTTTGCTCTCTTCTTTGCTAACCTCAGTCTGCTTGTAGTCGCTAACTGCGACCGCTATTTTTGTAGAGTCTACGACCTCACGCTTGGTGTTTTTAATTTTGACCGCAGCATTAAAGTACTCCTTTCCTCCAATGACTATAGGCTTTGTGTTGTCTATTGGGACAACCTCAATCTCATAAATGTCTTCTTTGATGTTGATAGCATTCTGCTGAAAAGCAACGCTATCCTTCTTCTCTACGACAACGCTGTCTGTACTTTTCTCTACTTCATTTTTAGATACAGCTACCTTCTTCGTAGAGCACGAAAAAACTAGAAGGCTAAGGCATATTAATATAAGAAGTCTTACCATTTGTACGTACAGCTTTTAATTTTTGCTTTCTATTTTTGCCTTTAGTGTAAGACACGTGAACCCAGTCTGGGTTTGCATCTGTACCAAATTCATGTATAATTTGGTCCCAATCTAAGTTATCAACAATAAAATCAAAGACCATCTTGTTGGTAACACCGCTACTACTACCATCCATATCTATGTCAATCGCTTCACCTTTACAATGCTGAGAAGATGCGCTGCCCTTAATAAATTTATTAAGAGCCTGTGACCTGTAACCTGAGCTAATATGAATAGGGACTTTAAAGTGAGCACGAATAGGCTCAAATACTTTTTCGGCAAGCAGCTTAAAATTCTCCAAGTGCTCTGCGGTAGGTGTATTATCTATTCCGTTACGCTTTGCAGTTTCGCTTCTGACTACTTCAGCAAGAGATAGATGCTTAGATATTTTCATTTTATATCGTCAATATCTGACTTTATTTCTTTGGCTCTATTTAAAAGTCGCTTAAGCAAAGCCCAGATGTTAACCTTAAACCCTTCTTCAATATTCTCTTTAATTGAAACTAGCTCAATAAACATCAATAGGATTGCGCAGATTTTAGTGAACATGAACTCAAATCCAAAAGCTGACTTGATGAATTCGTTCAAAAGAAATTTGTCCATCAAAAAAAGAAACAATACGCACACTTCATACAGAAGCATCTTACTTACTATATTCGACAACTTCCTGCTCCTTATACTTGACCAACCATTTATTTTAATTGACTTAAATATTCCTGTGATTGTATCAAGAATAATCGCTGCAGCTACGGCTATTAATAGCCCGTATATAGGAGCAAATAGGAGCAAGATGGATGTCAATATGTATTGAAGATATCTCATCGCCCTTGCCCTTTATATGGCTTCTTATAAAGTTTACTTCCTTTGCTAGTGCTAGTCTTTGTCTTGGCAGCGACTCCTCTACTGTTTGACTTCTTAACGTATGTGCTTGCAATTGAAATCTTAGCCTTTGCCATTTTACCAAAGAGCTACAAGTTGAACAGCAGAAGTGCCACTGGCAGATGACCAAAGCTTAATCACTTGTACTGGCAATACTTCTCCTGCTTGAGCCCCAAAGAAAGTAATTATATCACCTCCAATGGTAGTAACTCTCACGTTACCTGCTACTCCAACGTACAAATAACATCCCTGATTGCCAATTGTGGTCTGAGGGCTTGCAGCGTATACGATGTAATTAGTTGGGGTTGTGTCAAAAATGTTCGCATTTAACAGGAGCGTAGTTTCATTGACAACCTCAAGTACTGTTGCTGCAGTAGCGTCAGATGTGCTGTAGACAATGTCACCAGTTTTAACATTATTGGTAACAAATGTTGCAGAGCTATCTACAAGAGATAAGGCCACAACAGATGTGTTTGTTCCTTGTTCAAGTATAGCAGGAAAAGGAATATTAGCATCATCGGTTTTTACAGCCGTTAATGCTCTTGAGAAAGTTGTTTTAAATACTGACATAATTTTTATTGTTTATAAGGAAATGCTCTATTTAATGCGTCTCTGCGTGCTTTACATCCACAATCTTTACCTGTGGCTTCGCTAACTGCGTCAACTACTTTTTTAATTCCAGTAGCTTTAGTAACCTTTTCAATCGTATCTCCTAGTCCTTTGCTTTTCATAATTTTGGTAGAAATAACAATGGCATCAACCCAGATAGAGCTGATGCCTTGTTTATTACGCTTGTTGTATAATTACTTTATTCTTCATCGTTTTCGGACGGTTGCTCAGGCTCTATGCCTTCAACCCATCCTGCGAGGAACTTGAAGCTTTCGATGCCTTCACTTGAAAATGTAAACTGATAAAACTCAAACTCTTCATCAAGAAGCTTCTTCATGTCTTTAGCCATAGCCTTGATACCATCCTTAGTGAACTTATAGTCCCCCTTCTCGTTCAAGTCCAACACACCATTAGATTCAGTGTGGGCATTGTCAAGACGGATGTCCTCACGCTTCTCGTTGTAACTCTCGAATAGCGGCTTAATTTTTTCCGCAATCTTTTTTAGCTTAACCTCAGCCTTGCTACCTTTTTCTACAGGAGTTACGTTAAGTGCACGCACTAGCTCTAATAACTCCGCATTTGATTTGTTTACTTTCGTTGCCATTTGATTTGATTTTTTTTTTCAAATATACTAAACTTTTGAAACTCTTTTGCCCATACCTACTCTTGACTTCTCAGCTTTTTTAGCAGATAATTTTGATGGGCTAATCTCACTCTTTGTCTTTGGTGTTTGGGAAGATACTCGTGATGTTGGACGGCAGTATTCGTTCTTACCGCCAGCACCACAGGCCTTACCGCTCTTGGTGTCTTGCCACTTCTCTTTCTCCCAACGCTTTAAACTTGAGCCCTTCTCAGACTTAACTACATTGCCTGATGCCTTACGACACTTGGCAATAGCCTGTGATGCCCTAGCTGAAGGGAACACATCATACGATGCCTTTACTTTTTTGTAGCAAGCATCTTTCATTTCTTTTTAATAGAGATAGAATTCTTCTTAGTCTTGCCTACGTTTCCCTTGAGAAACTTCATAGGTCCATCTAAGGACTTCTTAGACTCGTACTTCGCTGCTTCCTTGATACCTGTCTTCATAAGTACTTTCCTACTTTTATTTTTTTAATAATCTTATTGGCTTCTTCTTCAGCAAACCCTATAGCCTCTTCTTCTTTATCTCTTATGTCCCAATTGTTGAGCAAAATGCTCATGTGCATAGTCTCATGCATGATAGCAGTCGCTTGCTCACTGGGAGAATATCTTTTGAAGGTCCCCATATTTAAGAACAAAAATGGCTTAAACGGGGCTTTGGCTGTAAGCTTTTTATCAGCAGGGTCATAATTTGTAAGGCCATAGATGTAAACCCCATTGCCAACTGTTTTATTAATCTCTTCTGCAATAGCGTCATTTAAGTTTAGCCCATGCATTTTCTCAACATTGTAGTACTTGAATATGTCGGTAGCATCATTGCCAATAAGCAATAGATACTTGCCCATATCAAACCCCTTGATTGAGTTTTTTTCAAAATTATTTACAGCTACAATATTTTTCCAAGACCCATTCATCAGTATTTACCTCTACGTCCTTTTGGATTACTTGTGGTTGAGCCACCCGGCCCCGCCCATAGGTTCTTACACGACCAATATCTTGGTGTTAGCTTATCAGTTGCCGTGTCACAACTGTGTCTTGCTTTAAAGCTCTTACGAGCAGCAGAGCTATAATTGTTGCCATAGCCCTTTGCCCCAAAGTGGAGGAGCTTCTCCTCCCCATTGGAACAGGCCTTAACCATCTTCTTCTTGCCCGGTCTATCCGAAGCAACAGGACGGTTACATGACATCTTTGACTTGTCAGCCATTAGCTTCTAAATCCTCTTGTAGTGTTGCCCGGGTCTGCCGGAGACTCTTGCACCTTCTCTACTTTAGCTACAGGAATGTTTTTTACAACTGGCGCCTTTTCAACCACCTCGTTCTCTACTAGTCCTGACTTTACTTCTTGCTTTGCCATGATTATTTTCTTTTAGGTGTTCTTTGCATTACAGCTTGTTTCATCGTACCTGCTTTAGCTCCAATTGGTCCGCCTAGAGCAGACACAAAGTCAGAAGGAGTTGCTCCTGCCTTAGCCATACGCTTTACAGATTTGCTTGAATCTTTACCGCTATCCATACGCTTTACAGCTTTGTCTACAGCCTTAGCTACTTTCTTTGTGGCTCTAGCAGCCTTGCCGCCTCCACCTCCGCCATACATTGGTGCCATGATTACTTGGATTTTTTGCCCATTTTCTTGGCTACGCCACCTGATTTAATTGCAGACTTAGCACCCTTAGAAGGTACGCCACCTGACATAGCCAAAGGCTTGGCTTTTAATGCTCCTTTAATTGTAGGGCCAACAGGTCCTGAAGGAGGTTGCAACTTGGAAGATGCGGGAAGATTAGGAATGTCCTTTTTCATTTTTTTGTTTTGTTTTAAAATTAATAATCCTTGTATTTCTGTTTAAATGTAGCTAATCCGCCTAACTTGCCCAAGCCAGATACTCTGCTCGCTCCACCAACCCTACGCTCTCTGTTCTTAGAGAGCTTATCCTTTAGCTTCTCTTTGCCAGATTGGATAGCAGCAATCTCTCTAGCCTGCTTGTTCTTAAAAGTAATTGCATCAAGCTCACTACGTAGGCTTTTAACCTCTTCTTCGGTTGATTTTTCCTCAGATTTCTTCTTCTCTGCCATAAGTATAATTTATTTACCTTTGCTTTACAAATGTAATAAAATTAAATTAATGAAATCAACACCAAGTGACTACCTAAAGTTTTGGCGTGTAATCAGATATTACGTTAAGGCCAAGCACCAGATAAGTCAAGCAGACCTTGACATCATCCTGTTCCTGTACTCCGAAGGATATTTTGGTAAAGAGAAGTTTGAGCAATATGTGCAGCTAGTTAGCTGGGATAAGGACCGCTTCGATGACCTGCTAAGGAACAAGTGGCTTGAACGCTTCAGAAGAAGAGGCACTGATGGCCGGGCCCTGTACTCTTTGAGCGACAAGGCAAAAAATTTAGTTAGAGACATCTATAGAAAACTTGAGGGAGAGGAGATACCGACTAGTCTCTCCTTCAACCCCATGTTCCTAAAGAATGTCTCCTACAATGATAAGGTCTATCGAAATATGATACTTGAAATGAACGCCTACAACCGGGCCAACAAGTATCGTAAGCCAATCAAAGAGGATGACAACGATGGCTAAAGCACCACCACTACGTCACGCTCAGAAATGATTGTGAACTGCTCGTTGTTAATTAGCATCGTGAAGCTGTGCCCCTTGTCGTAGTACAGCTCGTCCATCTCATCAATGACGTTTACGTCCGTGCCTACTGCAATCACCTCAGCACGCTTGTATCGTAGCTGATTGGCGTCCTCACCTGATAGGATTAGACCACTCTCGGTCCTAATCTCCTCCTGTATGTCTTTAACGATAATGTATTTACCAATTGGTCTCATAGTTTTTTAGTAGTCTTATAAATATTGGGGTCTTCTCACCAACGTAGGACCCGACAATGTTGTACTCGTAGTACTCAATGGCCTCTTCCTCGGTCATGTCCTCTTGGATGAGTATGTTAATTATCTCGTCAATGTCGTACACCACCTTGCCGTTCTCTTCATCCACGCCAATGATGGCATCATCGAAGCCATCAGCTATCGTGAATGTCTCATCAGGGTACTGCTCAATTATTTTTAGAAATTTATCGTTGCTCCTCATAGCTCCGTGCCATTGTGATGATTGCGTTAGTGAATAGTCACCGCAACGCTGATTGCGTTCTGCAACGCTGACCGTGTCACCTTAAATGGGTCTATAACGCCCATTGCCACTAGGTCACCCACTTGACCCGTCTTCAAATTGTAGCCATGACCCACCGGAGTGCCGTCTTTATACACGTCACTTGGCTTTAGGCCTGCATTTGCAAGGATTTGCTGGAAGGGAGCCATCAATGCGTTGCGCACAATGTGCAATGCAGCGGTCTGCTCAGCACTTTTTGACTCTGAGTCAAATAAATCAGCGCTCTCATCGAGCAATGCCTTGCCTGCACCGGGCAATATACCCTCCTCAAGAGCGGACCTAACCGCACACACAGCGTCATCGACCCTGTCATACAGCTCCTTCTGCTCCAAGTCAGTCTGGCCACCCACAAATATGACCCCAATGCCGCCCGTAAGTGAGGCAATGCGCTCCAAAATAAAGTCCTTGTCCCCTTTGCGCGTGCTTTGCTCATGCAATTGCCACAATTGAGCGACTCTCTCGTCTATTGACCCTTGGTCAACTTTTACATTACTGCGAATAAGTATCGTTTTGTCCTTACCAACGATGACTTTTGCCGCATGACCCAAGTCAAGGTAATTAATAAGGCTCAAATCATCACCCGTCTTCTCACTAAAGTACGTAGCACCCACGCTAACCGCAATGTCCTGCATCAACTCGTGCTGCTTGTAGCCAAAATTAGGCGGAGCAACAGCCACCACCTTCAAATTTCCCTTCATGCTATTGGCCGCCAGCGTATTCACCACGTTCACATTGCATGGAGAGATGATGAGCAGCTTCTTCCCTTCGGAAATGATAGGCTTCAACACGTTCTCAATCTGCAAAATGTTTGCTATCTCAATGT